CGCCGATGCCCAACGTGAGCCGCTGCGCGTCAGTCACGCCACCGGAAACCCACGGCGCACCGGCAAGGTTCTTGCGATACTCCACGCGGTAGCCCGAAATGTCGATGGCGGTGTCATCCGTCGCCTGAGAGACCGCGGCCCACTGCAGGGTAGCCAGACCCAAAGCCGTACCACGGGAGGAGATATAGGCGTCGGTCTGCACCACCAGACCAGTCGGAGCATTCGGCACACGATGGTCCTTCTCGGGGGCGGGACGCCCGCCCTCGCTGCCGGCCAGTTGCGCGCCGCCGGTGATGCCGGCGATCTTCTTCGCGGCTCGCACCTGCGAGTCGTATACCTTGTCGTTGAGCGTGATGCTGGCCTTGAGCCCGTTGGAGTCAAGCGAAACGGTGACCTGTTGGATTCGCACCTTCTCGCCGTGCTGGACTGTGGGCGCGGTGATCCAGTCGCCGGGCCGGTAGTCCACCAACGGCAATGATTCGGCGTTGGTGACGAGCAGCGAGCGGGTGTACTGGCCGCGCACACGGGCCGCGCTGGCCAATGTGGTCTGCATGAACGCCTTGGCGGTGGCCTCGTCCGAGACTCCACCCTGAGAGACATAGGATTCCCAGCCACCCCACGGCGTGGGTGCCGCCGGATTCGACTCGCGGAAGATTAGCCCGTTGTCACCCTCCACGAGGATATCGCTGGAGAGGTCTTCGATGCTTTCCTCTTCGGGTGCCTCGAGTATGTCGTGCGCCATGCTGATGTGCACGCGGCCCGACAGGTCACGGCTGAGACTGGTGCTGTCGGCGTTCCAGATTCTGAGGGTGCGGCCCTCGGTGCGCCAGTCGATGGCACCGCCGCCCACCATGCTCGAAAGCATGCTGTTCAGGCTCGTGCCCAACGAGTAGTAGAGCGTGTACACGCTCTTCCAGTTCGCGCCAGCCGCGTCCTTGCCGGTGTCGAAACCGGGGGCCAAAACGAGGCCGGCACCCTTGCGGGCCTTGTTCTCATCGAGAATCGTTCTGATGATGGTGCCGGGGTTCTTCGACAGGAACGCGCGCTTGCCCTTGTTGTCGCCGTCCGCTATCAGATGCGCGGTGTCGTTGTTCAGAATCTTGTTGGCCAGCCAGCCCATGCTCTGGCAGGTGAGCGTCACCGTGTCCGACACGTCTTCGGCGTTGCGGGAGCGGCCTATGAGCAGGTAGCGGCAGTTGTAGGGTTCGCTCCATGTTCCGCCGTCACTGACCTCGAGCCCGATCTCGAGCCCCTGTTCGAGGCCGCGTTTCAGGATTCCGCCGCCGACGGTACGACGGCTGTAGACGACCTTGAGTGCTCCGAGGTCGTTGTTGACGATGCTCGTGTCCCATGAGAGCGGTGCGGGCAGGTTGCCGAGCCTGCCGCCGTTGGGCAGGTAGGCGACGAGGCGGGCGTGCAGTGTCTTGACCATAAGGGGACTCCAGACGTTGAAAACCGGCGCGGAAATTGCATAGAAGGGGAATACGGGGTCTACCACCATGCGCGGCGCACGTGCACGAGCAATGGCTCGCCGCTGCCGGTGATCTTCGACGTGAGCCGGTAGCCGTTGTCCACCGGGTTCGGCCAGCATTGCAGCAGGCCGCCCGCCGGATAATCCAAGCCGCCGGTCACGTCCGTGCCAGATTGCGTCCACTGATGATCCGCCGTGGACTGCCATGCGAGGCAGTTGCCCACGTCCACATACGTGTAGGCGTTCGCGTTGGCCGCACCCTGCCAGATGACGCCCGTGTTCGACGTGGGGTCGGTGACCGAGGCGCTGCTCACGCCCTTGGGCAGCCGTATTATCGGATCGGTGACGGGCGCGTCACCGAACATGCCATCCGGTATGCCCGACGACAACGGGATCAGCAGCGACGGCGAATTGTTCGGCTCACCAATCCACATGGTCACGAAATCCGCCAGCAGCGACGTGCTGTTGTTCGGCTCGACCTCCCACCGCGTCCAATAAGGCTGCGCCCACCGGCATGCGGCGGGCCACAGGAACGCCGTGCCATTCGCCGCGACCGGACGGTCATACGCGACCGGGTCTCGCCACCACACCTGAGGCATGGCGAACACCGCCGTGAACGGAGTGAGCCTGTCCAACACGGTGCCCCCGTCGTCCGCCTCGAGGCTGGCGAGCTCCACGACCGCCTGCTGGAGTTGACCGTTGACGGTGCGCGACAGGACCGGATACGGCGTCGTGCACAGGCGGGCCAGACGGCTCGAATCCATGCCATGCCCCGTGTCATGGCCGATCGCGCCCGCCCCGAACGCGGCCACCTTGAGGGTCGCCGACCGTTCTCCGAACGTCGGCGTCACCCCCGAGGGGATCGTGCCATGCCGGAACGGCGCGGACACCTTGCTGCGGGATACGGAGACGCCGGCGAACAGGGTGCTGCCGAGCGTGACCCGGCAGTACCGCGAATCCAGGGCGACGCCGTTCAACGCGTAGCCGACACCGGCCATATACGCCTCCTCATTCAGATGCCTACGGTCATTTTGTCGAGACTGTCGTTCGTGGACAGGGGCCACGGGTCGGCCTGCGGATAGTAGTTCGTGATATGCACGTTCGACGCGGAACCGGTGTTGGGCGTGTAGTCCATGCCGGAACCGCCATACACGTAGGCCGGGGTCTTGAACCCGTTGGAAAGTCCCACGTTCATGCCCATGATGTCCGCCTGCACCTGCTGCCAGCCGGCGTTCAGACTCTTGCGGAAACCGCCCATGATCGCCTCGCCGGCGGGAATCAGCAGCTTGCGGTCGTAGGGGAGCGGGCCCTTGTGATCGGCGATCCAGCCGGCGATATTGCCCACAAAGCTCGTGATGTTGTGCCAGATGCTTTTCAGACCGTCGAGGAAGCCCTGCATGATGCTTGCGCCCGCGTTCCACAGCAGGCCTCCGAGATTGCCGAGCGCGCTGAGGATGCGGCCCGGTATGGAGGCGATGAACGAGACCGCCGAATTGAAGCCGTTGGCTATGCCGTTGCGGACCTCGTTGAACTTGTTTGCGAACCATTGGCCGATGCCTGCGAAGAACGCCTGTATCCTGCCGGGAACCGAACCGATGAACGCGGTCAGCGCGTTCCATCCGTTCTGAATGTTCGCGGCCGCGTTGGAGAACCATTGCGTGATGTTCTGACACGTGGTCTGGAAGAAATCGGTGATGTTCTGCCAAGCTGTCTGCAGGAAGCCGGTGAAATCGGCCCATAATTGCCGGCTGACCTCGGTCTGGGTGAAGAACAATGTCAATGCGGCGACTATGGCGGCGACGAGGCCGATTATCCACACGATGGGGCCGCCGGTGGCGGCCATGACGGCGTTGAACGCGCCCTGCACGGCGGTGGCGGTCTTGGTGACGGCGCTCCATGCTTCCTGCGCGGCCTGGGCGAGTTTCATTTTGCTCGTGAGCTGCTGGATGGCGGCGATGGGGCCTCCCATGTCCATCATGAGCATGACGCCTTTGCTGACGCCCTGAGCGGCGGTCGTGACGGTGTTCATGGTGTTGGTCAGCGCGGTGAGCCCGTTGTTGAGGGCCTGATAGCCTTTGACCGCCGCGAACGCGGTGCCGATGCCGATGATGATGGGTATGAGCGTGTTGCCATGCTGCACGAACCAGTTCAGGGCGTCGGCGACGAGTTTGATGGCGTTGGCGAGGGTGTCGGGAGGGGCGAGTTTGCTCCAGTCGATGACCATGTTGACGACGCCCATGATGGCGTTCCTGATCGCGTTCCAAGCGGACTTGAACGCGGTGACTGCGCCGTTGTCGTTGAGCGCCTTCCATAGGTCCTGCATCCATCCGATGACGCCTTGGATTCCGGCTTGGATGACCGGCGTTGCGGCGCTGATGCCGTCGGACGCCCAGCCGATGAATCCGGTGAGCGCTGGTTTGACGCTGTCGAGCATGGTGCTGCCGAGTTTGACGGCGCTTGCTTCGAGGTTGCCCATCGCGCCTTCCATGGTGCTGGCGCTGGTGGCGGCCTGTATGGCGGTGTCGCTCATGCCGAGCTGCATGAGCGCCTGATTGAATTCGTCGGCTGTGATCTCTCCATTGGCCATCGCGTCGCGGAAGTTGCCGGTGTATGCGCCGTTTTGGAGCATGGCCTGCTGGAGTTTGCCGGAAGCGCCGGGGATGGCGTCGGAGAGCTGGTTCCAGTTTTCCGTGGTAAGCTTGCCGGCCCCTGCGGTTTGCGTGAGCACCATGGCCACGCTCTTGAATGCGTCGGCCCCGCCGCCTGCCACGGCGGTGAGGTTGCCCGCCGCCTCGGCCAACTTGTCGTAGTTGGGTACGCCGTTGGCCGCGAGCTGGGCGGTGGTGTTGCGGATGTCGGAGAGTCCGAACACGGTCTTGTCGGCGTAGTCCTGCGTCGATTTGGTTAGTTTCCTGATCTCGGCGTCGGAGACTCCGGCGAAGCCTAGGGTGCTGGCGAATTTCTGGGTGGAGTCGGAGGCTTCGACGATCTGGCTGGACAGGCCGGCGAAGCCTTGGATGACGGTGCCGGCCACGCTTTGGGCGATGCCGCTGATCATGCCGAGCTTCGCGGAGAATCCCCTGGAGAAGCCGCCGCCGGCGGTGTCTCCGGCTTTCTGGCCGACCGATTTGGATGGACCGGCAAACGCGCTTTCGATAGCCTTGCCCACGCCCTTCATGCTGGGCACGATCTGCACGTATGCCTGGGCGAGCTGGTAGGCCATGGTCCTATGCCTTTCTCTGTTCGGTTATTCGCGGTGCACGACGAGCTCGTCGGGCCTGTCGGTGAAGTCAATTCTCATGAACGCCTCGAGCTGGTCGAGGGTCAGGCCCATGGGCTTGATGGTTCGCGCCTTCGCGGTGTCTGCGTCGGCCGTCTGGGATGGGTTCGACGCGGACACCGTCGCCCCGTTGCCGGGGCGTGGCAGGGGTTCGGGACGTGGCCCGCGTTTCTTCGGGTCGCTGTTGCCCCACATCCACATGTTCATCTGGTCTATTCGCACGGCCGCCAGATACTGGTCGAGCGTCCACGCCATGGGAACGTCGAGTTTCTGCCAGATCAGTGAGCCGGCCGGCAGGCGCACGGCCAACACGGCCGTTTCCAACGGATCCAGCTCGTATATGCCGAGCCCGTATACCCGCCGCATGTCCGCCGCCAACTGGTCGGGGCATTCGTGCAGCAGGTATACGAGCATCAGGAGTTTGGGAGCGTCTCGTTGAGCCGCTCCAGCAGCTCCTGAACGAAGCCGGCTATGGCATCGCCGGTGATCACGCCAGTATCCGGTTCGCGCAACGCGTCCTTGACTCGCTGGTAGTCGTCGCCGAAGAAACGGCGCATGAACGGCACGACGCTCAATGCGTTGTTCTGCGGGTCGGACTGCAGGTCGTAGAGGGATTCCATGAGCTCCCAGTCGTCCAACGACCGGGGGTCGATGGTCAGGTCCACGCCCTTGACGGTGATGGTACGCGGCTTGTCCTGCGCGGGCCTGTGATCCTGTGGCACAGCCGGATGGTTTGTATTGCGGTTGCGGTTGCGGTTGCGGTTGCTTTTTCGTGACATGACTTCTCCAAAAATGAACCGACTTCAAAAATCATGGGGACCCGCGTCGCGTGAAGTCGAGTGAAGCGCGACGCGGGAAGAACCGTTACTCGGCGGCCGGCGTCTCCTCGGCGGGTTCGGCGGTCTCCTCGGCGTTGACCTGGTCCACGACCTTGCCGGTCAGGGCCTCGGCGTTGACCTGGTCTCGGACGCGCCGGCCGCGACGCCGATGTATTCGATGGCGGTGACCCCGTTGCCCATGTCGTTTGCGGACACGGTGACGTCGTACACCTGAGCGTCGCCCGCATGCACCTGTCGGTCGCCGAACTCGGCGCGCGTGCCGTTGCCGATCACGAGGCGGTCCTTCACATTGCCGGTCATCGCGATCTCGAACACGAGCACGAAGCCATTGTCGGAGGGCATCTGGTGCTTGATGGTCATGCTCTTGTCGCTGCCAGTGACCGCGTCCTCGTTGTAGCGCAGTTTCGCGGCCTCGACGCGCAATACCTCCAACATGGAGAACTGGTAGGATTCCGCGTAGCTGGTGATGACCTTCATGACGGTCTGCCCGTTCGCGTCCTTTACCTCGGTGGTGTCCGTGTCGGTCGTGATGGTCAGACCATCCTCCGACAGGTAGCCGAGCAGTTTGAAGGCGCTCGACAATGCGGTGCTGGCATTGGTCGGCGGCGTGGTACCGGCGGGTGCCCAGTAGGCGTAGCCGCCGACCTTGAACTTGCCCAACGACACCATGGTGGAATCGTTGGTTGTGGAATCAGCCATGATTTAGACCTTTCGTTAGTCGTCCGATTTGACGGTGAGTCGTATGAGTATCTGATAACGGGGCCGCCCGTCCGGCATGGGGAAATGCGTGCGGCCGGTGATGTCGATGGCGGCGACCTCGGGCAGTTCCGTGATACGTTTCAACCGGGGGAGGATGCGTTTCGCCGCAGCTTCGGAGACCAGCCAGCGCGACTCGCCCCACACCTGCACCGCAATAAGCGGCAGCGAACGGAACCGTTCGTCCGAGCCTCCCACCTGTTCGACGGTGACGAACGGCATCGGGTGCGTGGCCGATGATTCGGCGGGCACGTCGAAACTGGCCGGATATTCGGCCTTGATCGTCGGGTCGGCGTTGATCCAGTCCATGACGAGTTTTTCCGCGTTGACCGCCATCAGCCGCCACCTCCCAAAGCCTTGGCCAACGTGTTGTGGGCCGAGTTGTCGACAAACGCCTGATGGTTCTCGGCCTGCACGAGGGCGATGGTGCCCACGTTCGACGGGATCGCCGGCAGCACCCCGTACTGGGGTTTGCCACCATGCGAGTTGTGGCCGAGCGCGTTCGCCCTCGCCGCGACCCGTTCGGCCTCCGCATTGACGGCACCGATCACGTGCGGCGACTGGCGGAACGCGGTGAACGCCGGCAGATTCAGTTTCACGTTGCTTGACATGCGTCATCCCTCCGTATCCGTCAGTTCGACGCTCAAATTCCACCGGGTGGGGGTAATCCCGCCGTCGACCGGCAATGGGTCGCCTATCACCCGATAGTCGTGGCCGCGTATGGTGACCAGCGCATTCCTGAGGCTCCGGTACGTCCAGACCCTCGGTATTGCGATCGTCAACGCGGCGGTGATACCGGCCGGCCGTGTGGAGTTGGCGGCGTTCTCGTCGGCTCCGGGCTTGACCAGCACGTCGTCGATGGTCTCCGTTTCCGTCCTGCAGACGGGCTTGTTGCCCCCATCCACCTCGCCGGTCGGCACGCGCCATGTGACGGTGATGGTTTCGCCATGCAGTCTCATGGGTTCACGCTCCCGTCGGACAGGTCGATGCTCCACATGCGTTGCACGCCGCAACCCAGCGAGCGTTTCTCCGATTTCGTCAGATACAGATCCCCGTCAGGGTTGCTGTAGCTGTTGGCCTCGGTGAAACCGTTCGCGGTCTGCGTGGATTGGGTGACCCCGGCGACGTCCTCGTTGAGCATGGCCCTTTTGACCATCGCGCAGCAGATACGCCGCAGCGTGGTCTCCGAGGCCTGAGCCCAATTGGGGCAGTCGGTGATGATCTTGTCGCTCGCGTCGGCCAGCATCGTCTCCGCCTTGGCCCGTTCGGCGTCGGTGAGCTCATGCCAACGGGAGGCGAGATCATCGGCGCTGGCGAACGGGGGAGCGGGCACGTTCATGCCCGGATCAGCGTCATCGGCCATGAGCGCGCCTCCCTCAGGCCGCGATCACACCGGCCGCACGCAGTTGGGCGAGCAGCGCGTTGATCTTGGCGTTCGCGGTCGTCGTATTCGCGTCGGTGGCGAGGTCCGGTACGGCCGCACCCTGCTTGACTCCGCCCAACGCCGCAGCGGTCGCGGCGGGCAGCGTGTAGGCGGCAGGGTTCGCCGGCTTGTTCGTCAAATCGTCGTACGAGCCGCTGAACGAGCTGGTGCCGGCACCGATGGCCTTGCGCGCCGTCGCAGCGTCAGTCGCCTTGAGCAGACTCTTGCCCGTATCCGTGGCACCGGTAAGCGTGTCGGCGGTCGGGGCCGTGACCGGGGCGACGAAGTCGAAGCCGCTGCCATCGGCCTTGACCTGCACGACCTTGCCGTGACCGGTGCCGGAGGAATAGCCGCCGAGGCTGGCCGGCGTGACGCTGCCAGCAGATGGGGTGGAAGAACCGCCATTGAGGTCGATGGGTTTGCCCTTATCGTCGACGAACTGGGTTTCGATGACCGCCTGGCGGGCGGTGTTCGCCACCCCTGAGGTCAGGTGGTGGAATTCGACTGCCTGGCTCATCACTTGGCCGCCTTGCTGGTGGGTGCGTTGCCCTCGACCACAGCGAAGCGGTCGGTGAACACGTACCAGGCGTAGACGATCTCCAGTCGGAGCGCGATCTGGTTGTTGCGGCGCAGGTCGCCCTGGCCGTCCGGATCGCCGTAGGTGATGGTCTCCAACGGCAGATTGCGCTGCACGCCCCAATAGATGCCGTTCTTCCAGTCGCCGACGATCGCGCCGACCTTCGGCACCGTGTAGTCATCTCCGGCCGAGGGCGCGACGAACTCCGGGGCATTGACGGTGGTGGTCACCGATGCGGGAATGCCCTTGAACGAGTTCATGTTCACGCCGTAGCCCAGCTCCGGGTAGAGCGGGCGCTTCTGCGTGTCCTTCAGGGTGGCGAGGTCGAAGGCGTAGGAGCGGCTCATGGCGATGCCGTTGACGTCCCAGCCTTCCTTGTCGTTGAGGATCAGGCCGATGGCGGTCTCGATGTCGGTGTCCGGACTGGCGGTGCGGGTCACGCGCTTGGTCGTCTTGTTCAGGTAGTTCGTCCAAGACTTGATAGGCTTGCCGGTCAGCGGGTTGAGGCAGTAGAACAGGCCGAGGTCGAGCGCGCGGGAAAGCGCCTTGGCACCCTCGGAGGCGAGCTTGTTGATGACGCCGAGCTGGTAGTCGGAGTCGGCCCACTGCACCTCCTGGTTGAAGCGCATGGTGACCTGCGTCTTGTGGGGTGCGGTCTTGACCACTCCGAACGAGCCGGTGGTGCTGGACTTCTGCACGCCCTCGTCCACGAACTCCGCCTTCGGACGGTTCTCGAACGTGACGATGCTGGTCTCGCCGAAGCGCATCGCCTTCTGCTGGGAAAGCACGCCTACGGCGCTGCCGGACTGCACCTGGTCGACGATGCCGTCCGCGATCTGGTTGGGCATGGCGGCGATGCCGCCGGTACCGAAAATAGCCATGATATTGGCTCCTTACTGTGAAATGGTTGGTTGCTAGTTGGAGAACACGTTGGAGGCGAACTGCAGCAGGTCGTTCGGCGCCACGTCCGGCTGCTTGCCGGGGTTCTTGACCTCGGGGAGCTTCCTGCCGGTCTGAGCGGCCACGTATTCGCTGATGGACTTCGCGTTGGCCTGCATCTCCTCCAACGTGGAGCCGGTGATGAGGTTCGCGGGCAGTCCGGTTTCGGAGGCGACCTGCGAACGCCATGCGTTCGACTGCTTCTCCGCCTTGAGCTCTTCGAGCTCCTTCTGGAGCTTCGCGGTCTTGGCGGCGGCCTTCTCCGCGTCGCTCATCTGCGACTGCTTGAGCTGTTCCAGCTCGTCGGCGGCGGTCTTGTTGGCCTTGGCACGCTTCTCCCATTCGCGTGAATGGGCGATGGCCTCCTCGTATTTGGCCTTGTAGTCGATGTCCTGCGATTCGCCGTTCGGCTCCTGTCCGGACTGTTGGTTTTCGGCCATGATTGTTCTCCTTATGGGTTGACGGGCCCTTTTCGGGCATAAAAAAACCACCCGTGCGGGTGGTCACAAAAAAATGTCGCTCTCGCTTAAATGAGAACGTCTCCGGGGAAATCCGTCCATGGGCGCGGTTTGCCGATATCGAGCCAATGCTGGATGTCGGATTTCAGCTTTTCGTCATCGTCCGGATATGTTTCGCCGAAGTGGAAATAGATATCGTGGAATCTGCGGGCGTACTCGTCGAGCAGCGCATCGACTTCGTCACTCCAGGGCTTTGCCATTCAGCGCCTCCTTGACCATCCCGTTGAACATTTTCGTGGCGTTGGGGAAATACTTCTCCATTATCTCCCATGAATGCTCATCGGTTATCTGCGCCGCCATCATCTCGGCGAACGCTTCGGCCTCCTGGTTCCCGCTGGATTGGAAATACCCTTTTCTGTGCCCGAAACGGGAAAGCAGATAGGCGTAGTCGTCTCCTTGGCTTCCAAGGCCGGCCTGGAACATGTCGTGGATGGAGTGGTCCCCTTTCTTTCCGAGGTCCGCGGCGACGTCCATATAGAGTTGCCCAAGTGCGGCCTCTCGTCTGGCCTTGAGGCTGCCTCCCTGGACTTTCGCCAGACGCTCGTTGAAGGCTTGGCGCGCATCGGTGCTGAGCATGAGGGCGAAGGACTGCCCTTCGCGTGACAGCGCGGAGAAATACATCTGGGCCTTATCGTCGCCAAGTATCCAATCCAGCATGTGGGAGCATTCATGGACAAGGGTGTTGTATGGCGGGTGGCCCGGCTGGTGTTTTCCTACGGCGGCGAGATTCAGATATATGCCGCCATCCGAGGGGCTGAAATGGGCTTCGGTGTCATTGGGCAGTTTCGTGTCGAGTATCCTGTACTCGTTCGTGCCTCTGGAGAAGAGCTCGGCCGTGTCGTGATGCTTGGAATCGTTAAGCAGCTTGTTCAACGCCGAAACATGCCGCGAACCTATGGTCGCGGCAAAATCCGACTCCTTGGCGACACTGATTTTGTACGGCGCAAACGAGTCGTTGTACCGGCCGGGCTGGGATTTCATGGCCGTGATGATTTCCTTGAGCGTGGGCTGTTCGGATTCCATGGAATCACGGGCCTCGAGATACTCCCTGTACAGCCCGTCCGGGTCGTAGCCCTCGATTTTGGGGTTCTTCCTGTCCCAGCTCGGAATGATCTCGCAGTCGCAATCCTTATGATATTGGCCGAGCGCCCCGGCCTTGTCCTCGCTAGCGTAAACAAAGCCACGGGAGGCGAGCATGGCGCAGAACGCGCACGTCTTCGCACCGGACGGTACTCGTGCGTACCGGGGCTTCGACGGGTCGTGTTTGGAGGCGCGCATGATGGTCTCGCGACCACCGGCCTTTACCCAGCTGTCCATGCTGGCGTGCAGCCCGCGTTTCGCGGCGTCGTAATCGGGGCCGCGGCCGTTTTTTTCGTCGTCCCAAAGGTGGCCGGCGAGACGACGCACCGTCTTCCTCATCGGCACATCATCCGGGTCGTAGCGGCTGTCTACCGTGTAGTCGTCGTCTATGATCCACTTGTGGCGCACCTTCTCATACCATTCGGCGGCGGCCACGCTGTCGATGTTGCCGTATTTGCGGGCTATGGCGGGCACGAGCTCCAGCAGGGCGTCGCGCTGGTCGGCGGGATCGTCATACATGTTGATGACGGTCTCGAACACCTTGTCAAGCTCGCTCTGAGCCTGGGCCACCACCGACTGGTTCGCTTGGCTGAGTTTGTCCACTTGGTTGCGGCTGGGCGTTCGGCTGCTGCTGTCTGTCATCGACGCCTCCGTTCACCAATCGGTCGAGCACGCTGCCGGCCTTGTTCGCATTGACGGCATTCATGATCTGTGTCACATCGCTTTGGGGGAATCCGGCGTACCGCCAGCCGACCTCGGATTCGGCGAACGCCGGCTGCACGCCGGCTATCTTCGAGAACGAGTCGGCGCGGGCCGCGTCCGACACCTCGCGGGTCGGTGCCCATACCGGGGTGATGCGCGCGAGCTCGGTGGAATCCAAGTCCAGCGCCATGCCCACCGCGTCCTTCAGGGCGCGGGAGAACAGCCGGTTCTGACGGTCAGCCTCGCGGCTGAGCTTGCGTTCCGCGGCGGCCATGGCCTCGGCGGATGCGGGATTGTCCATCGTGATGCCCAGATCGTTGACGGGCACGTTCGTCTCGGAGGCCACCAGCATGGCGATGGTCTTGAGCATGTCCGAATGCGGTTGCATCGAGGCCTGTTGCACCTGCTGCAGGGTGGGCACGTCGCCGTCCTCGTCCTTGCTGATCGCGTTGATGGCGCTTATCAGGCTCTTCCACGTGTTTTCGCTGAAGGCGTCGCGGTCGGCTCCGAGGAACCAGAGTTTCGGGGCCGCATAGAATTCGGCGTTCGCCTCCATTCGAAGCATGGTGCGCACGCCGATATCGGTCAGGGACATCAACGGGCGCGTGATGCGCGAACGGCCGAACGGTCGGTTCAATTGCGGGTCGTAGCACAGGGAGACCACCGTGGGCCTGCCGTAATTCGTATCCTGGCGTTCCGCGGACCACTTGCCCATACTGTTCGAGCACACGTAGACGCGGTTCGGCAGCCACACGTTGAAACCGGTGATGACGCCATGCTCGTCGGCGTCGGTGATGGTCAGCGCGTATCCGATCCGGTTGTTGACCGAATCCCATATGGCCGCCGACCAATCCGCCGAACGGGGAATGATGGTCACCCCGCCAATGGTGCGGCTGATGGTGAGGAACGCGCATGAATGCGTGTAGGCGCTCACCACCGCCTGCGAGACGACGGTGTCCAGGGCGTTCGACTCGAACACGCCGGACACGTCGGCAGCCAAGCCCTCATCAGAGCCTCCGTCGACGCTGAAGCCCTCGAACGCGCTCAGGTCGGCGAGCATGCGCACGGCCTTGGCCGGCCAGCCAATCATCACGGACACGTTCGACCTGATCTTGTCGGGAATGCTGATGCCGAAATCCTTGACCCGTTCGTGCGCCGAATAGTAAAGCGAGCGGAGAATATTGCCGTTCTGCTTCTGCAACCACACCCGCAGCAGACGCTCGATGATGTCCCAATCAGCCTCATCGATGCCTTTTATAGCTCGAATGGAGGGAAGGGATTCGCTGGCGAGGAACGGTTTGCCGCCTGCGGCGGTCACGATTTCACTGCTGACCATCAGACCATCACCCTCTGCTTCCTGCCCGGTTTGCGTTTGCTGACGAATGCCCCGTGCAATGCGACCGTGCATGCCTGCAACGGCGAAATGTCGATGTCGGAGCCTTTCTTGTTCCACGCCTTCAGCCCGTTGGGGCCGATGTCACGCAACGTGACGCCATGCGCGGCCATGGACAGTTGCGGCTGGTGCTCCGCGTCCAAATGCTGCAGGGTTCCGGCGTGGATCATGTCGAGCACCCTTCCGGTCGCCGCCCCCAGATCACGTGACTGGGTGACGATCACTTTGATGTGTCGTTTCTGCAGGTCGGGCAAAAGGCTCATGGCCGGCGACTGCGCGTCGATGACCACCGCGCTGGTCTTCGGCCAGCGTTCCGCAAGCCAGTCCACCGCCCACGCGGTGCCCGACTGTTTCGCGTCACGGTATTCCTGCAGATTGATGAGCGCCGTACCGTCATCGTGGCGTACGGCCATGCCGATGGCCAGGGCGCTGCGGTCGGGCGGCATATCCAAACCGAACGCGAGCCGGCCATCCAAGTCCGGCTGATCGATATTGCCGGCCTCCCACTGCTGCGGGTCTATGGCCGAAATGCTGTTCTCCCCGTCCCAGATGCCCAAGCCCTCGCGGCGGAAGTTGTCATCGTCGCCGAGCAGCTTGCGCATGCGCAGGATGGCGGTCTCGGACGTGCGCTTCGGGAAACTCGGGTTGGCCTTCGCCCACTGTTCGCGGTCGTCGGGGTCGCAGTCGGGGTCGGCGCTGAATTCCACGTAGAGCATGCCGTCCGTGTGTTTGAGCCCGTCACGCCTTTTGTCGGCGAATGTTTCCGACGGGTCGCCGGGCTGCGGTGGTGTGCCCATGAACACGATCAGCGGATTCGGGCTCACGTTCGTGGCCGGGATCATGTCGTTCAAAGCCTTGACGGTGAGGATCTGCGCCTCGTCGAAGATCTCCACGTCCACCGCGTCGAAGCCGCGGCCGAAGCCCTGCTCGCGAGCGCCGAACATGACGCGCGAACCATTGCGGAACGCTATCTCCTGCTGGCCGTTCGCACGCCGGATATGCTCCACATGCCCGGCCATGAGCTTGTTCTTCGCGAAGCCGCACATCGATTGGAACGTCTCGTCCGAGGTTCTGGTGCGGTGCGCGGTCCACAGCACCTTGAGGTTGGGTTGCATGGCGCACAGGAGGAACACGGCGGAGCCGATGGTGAACGTCTTGCCCACCTGACGGCATATCGATATGACAGTGCCGCCCTCGCCGCACGCATACAAACCGTCCTCCCGTTTGCCGAGCATCAGATACAGCAGTCCCTGCTGCCACAGGTCGTAGGAGATGCCCATGCGCGTGGCCGCACGCCGCAGCTTCGGGAAATCGCTGGAGACGATGCCCGATGGTTGGGAGAGCACTCGGGCGAGCTCAGACAATCGACGCTCCGACATCATCCACCTCGCTTGATTCCACGGACTCGTCGCCGAACAGATCGGTGCCGCCGGACAGTGCCTCGAGCTCACGGCATACCGTGATGTACTGGCGGCTCAATGCCGGCAGGTCGGATGTGCGGGTGTCGGGATCGTCCAACGCCTTCTTCAGCACGTCGCGCGTGTGGCGCAGCACGTCCTCCATCGGCTCGTCCATCATCCGCTCGAGCTCACGGTTCGTCGGCAGCGGCGCGGGCTTCGCTTTCACCTTCGGTTTTGGTTCAATAGGCCTGTTGCCGGCCTTCCTCTGCCGGTACGCCTTCTGCTTGCATTTCGAGGAACAGTATTCGGCACCCTCTCGCGCGTCCTTGGGCAGCGGGGAGCCGCACACCGTGCAAATCCTCGCCATGACGCCTCCTAAAAATCGTTGCCGATGCCGTAACGCGTTACCGTTACCGAAACCGTGGGGAGATATCGGCTCTATGCGCCGGGGGGAGCCACTGCCGGTGGGGTGGGGTGTACCGCCCTGGGGTCACACGTCGAGCCGGGTGAATGGGATTGAAGTTGGTCGCGCTTGCATGCCTTTACCTTTGCCGTTGAGAATATTGGCGACTTCCCTGCGCGCCCATTCCAATGTGTGCGTGCCTTTGATTTGGTTGCACCATCGGTGTGCGGCTCCGCTGTTGTTGTAGGTGAGCGTGCCGCCTCGTGCGATTGGGATTGTTTCGTCGAGCACGTAGCTCCACGGGTCAGGTGACTTCAGTGTGTAGTCGATTGGTCTGCCGCAAATGTAGCAGCATGTGTTGGCGGCTTTGACCCGCGCCCTGTTCTGCCTGCGCCTGTGCCCGTTGCGTTGTCGTGGATTGTATCCGTTGCGGCTCATGGTGTGCCCTCGCAGAGGCGTTGCCATGTGTCGGTAAAGGCTTGGGCGGAGGCCGTGATGACGGGTGTGAGGTCGTCCACGATGATGTGCCCGTCGGGGGTGGTGCGCGTCGGTACGGTGAGGTACTCGATTTCGCCGAGCACATGCCCCTGGGCGTCTGTGATTTGGAGGTTGATTGTCGGCTGGCTGGGCATTGCGATCACCTCGAGGCTATGGAATTTGCAATAAGGGACGGTAACTAGGATTTCATATACATCCACTACCTAAGGAGGTGAATATGAAGAAGAAGATTCGTGATCTGGTTTATGCGGATCTCGGACGCGAGGTTTCCTACGACGGGCCGGGCAGAAGTCATGTCGTTGGGGTGCTTGAGCATTTCGAGTTCACGCTGTCACAGCAGGATTCGACGATATGGGTCGGTTCGACTCCGGGTGAAGCCGGGGATTCGTTGACATCCCGTGTCGGGTTGGATGATGATATCGACATTCAGTGACGGTCGCAGGTCAGTTCTTTTTTCAGTTGTATGACCTGCATTTCCAAGACGTGGATGCGTGTTTCGAGCTTTTCGATTCGCGTATCCACGTCTTTTTCGTTTTTATGCATGATGTTCTCCGATGTGTGGGACGTGTTTGGTGGCTTGGGCGAGATTCGAATTCGCGAGAGAGTGTCGGTGTTTACTCCCGGTCACGCTATCCCAGCGCGACCGGTTAGGCCTCTACCGTACGCAAGCCGTGGCATACGCGGTTGGCTTCGATCCAACGACCTGCGGTTTTGGAGACCGCTGCTCTACCTGCTGAGCTACGCGCATAGGTGGGTATGAGTAAAGCCCCTGAGATGTATGTCCCAGAGGCTTTCGCACTTATCCTGATACGGAGTATACCACGGGGTGGCAACAGCCTACTGCCGGCTGGAATATGCCATTGCCATGCTGACTATCTCCCTGATGCTGAATTCGTAGTATCCGCCTTCTATTGGCTTGCTGCTGGGGAGTTTGCCCCGGCGTATCCACATGATGATTACTTTGCGGCTGACCTCGTATCCGTAGTTGTCCTTGAGCCACTGGCTCATGCCCGCAGGGGTCTTGGTCAGGTGGATTGCCTCGGCCTTGTCTCGGCTCTGCTCGCGCAGCTCGACCACGTTGATTGGGTTGCCGCATTTGCATAGCAGCAGTGATTCGCCTTTCGCGGCCATGACCTCGCGTCCGCATTCGGGGCAGACGCCGATTATCCGGCGCGTGCGTGGCCTGCGGTCCACGAGCGGTTCGATGCGCTCGCAGGTGTGGATGAGCCATGTCAGCCAATGTCCCGAACGGCTGGCGCGGCATAGGTCGGGCAGTCGTCGTGGCGAGTCCCTGAGCAGGGTCTGCCATCTCGGACGGCTTTCCACGCCGGTTTCGTTCCACATGTCCTGCAAGCCGTCCTCGATCTGGTCGAGCATGTCCTGCGCGTGGAGGTTGATGGGCGCGGGCGCCGCGCCTCCTTGCGGTTTGCCGCCCGCTCCGGGTTCTCCGAGCTTGTAGGCGTGACGGGACACCTGTTGCAGGAGCATCATGTCGCGGCGGAGCCGGTGGAGCGTTTTCGCGTAGACGCGGCGGCAGTCCCGGCAGAGCGTCCATGGTGCCTCGACCTGTCGGCTGCCGCAGTATTGGCATGGTTCGGTGGTGATGAACATTATGTTGAAACCCTCCACGTTCCGGCTATGATGGTGCTTTGGTGAGCGTGCCCTCCGCCTGTTGGTGGAGGGTTTCGTTTTGTCTTTCGTTGGATTCAGTGTTTTTACGCTGAATTCAGTCATGTATTCGCGTGTGTTTATCGGTATTTTTCAGACCAGTGGTTCGATGAATTCCGGTGTCCACGCGTCCGCGCGTGATTTCGGCGGTTCGGGATGCTCGATCACGTACAGCACCTCGCTCAACGGCAAACCGAGGAGTTTCGCCGTGTACTCGGGTGTCGCGTCCTTGCCTTTATGCCATTTGAGTATCATCTCACGCTGGTTGTTCGTCGCGCTCATGATTCCTCCTTGAGTGTGGTGACATATTCGATGGCCTTGCGTTCACGTTTCGCGTACCTCTCGCACTTGCGTTTGAGACGTTTGAGGCTCATGGCGTACAGGTAGTCTCTGAAGCCGCCGTCCTCGGTGATTCTGGCCTCGTACCGGCTTATGTCTGATGCCCTGAATTGCGCGGTCAGATGGTTGGTAAGCTGTACTCCGTTCATTCCTCCGCCTCGGTTTCCGTGCCGTACCGGTCGTAGAGTTTGTCTGCCGTGTCATTGGTCGTGTAGAGGCATTTCGCGGGCGAGTGTTCGTAGTCGTAGATGGCGGCGGCAATCACGTTGCCGAACTGCTCGCGGGTGAATATCTTCGCCTTATATGTCACGGTTCCTCCTTGAGTGAAACGACTGTGCTC